TTATGTGCGATATAGCGCCCCCCCGTTTAAAAATGGGTCACTACCCTAACCTACAGAGGTGACAGATCGAGTGAGTGATTTCGAGTTCATATAAAAAATTTTTGCCAAAAAAATTTCCGCCAGGGGGTCGATACATAATAGGGGTGTCTGGGCGGTCTCGTCTGAACAACGATTCATTAATAGTCCACACCCATGTTATAATAGAGGTAATGAGAATTCTCAAAATGCGGCGGAAGACTCCTTATTGGAATATGTGGAGAGTCATCCTAACTTATTGGATTGCTCGTCATCCGAAGGTAGTACTAACCGCCCTGGGAGTTCTCATTGTCGTGCTATATAATTCGGTATCGAATTAAGTAATAATGGATACAAAGATCTATCATATCTACGACAAAGAGAATAAAGTTGAGTATGCAAAGTTAAGCGAAGAAGACTTCACGGTTGTGTGGCGGAACATTGATCAGGATCGCTACGAATACGAAGAACTTACTGTTGACCACAGTGTGGTTGCAGATGCTTCATATTGACATAAGATACATACACTGTTAGAATTGAACTGAAAAAACTTTTAAGCTATGGCAAAAGGATTCACTGTAAAGGCGGCAGCGCCTACCAAGCCTAAAGAGGATTGGGACTATCAGGCAATCAAAGAGCGTATGCGAGGCAAGAGCATTGTATTCTGCCTGCCTGGTCGCAATTGCTCTTATACGTTTCTGAAGAGTTTTGTACAACTTGCATTTGATCTTGTACAGAACGGAATGAATATTCAGATCTCTCAGGACTATTCCTCTATGGTTAACTTTGCACGTTGCAAAGTGCTTGGGGCGAATGTTCTGCGTGGTCCTAAGCAAGTACCCTGGGATGGTAAACTCCCCTACGACTATCAACTGTGGATTGATAACGACATTGTGTTTACCTCTGAGAAGTTCTGGCAACTGTGTGATCTCGCAGTTCCTGGTCCTGATAAAGATGGTAACGAAGTACCCGAGCGTGAAATTGCTGCGGGATGGTATGCCACCGAAGATGGTATGACTACGAGTGTTGCACACTGGTTGGACGAAGACGACTTCCGTAAGAACGGTGGTGTCATGAACCATGAGACTGTAGAGTCCATGGCAAAACGTCGCAAACCCTTCACGGTTGATTACACTGGTTTTGGATGGGTGTTGATTCGTAAAGGCGTCTTTGAGCGTCTCGAATACCCTTGGTTCGCTCCTAAGATGCAAGTCTTTGAATCTGGTGGAGTTCAGGATATGTGCGGAGAGGACGTATCGTTCTGTCTGGATGCCAAGGAAGCAGGTGTCGAAACCTGGTGCGACCCTCGTATTCGTGTTGGTCACGAAAAGATGCGTATTATCTGATGGATATCCTTTATAACATCTGTTATAATGGCGAGGTACTCCTTCAGGGAATCACTCTGGAGGAGTCCACAGAGGTCCTACAAGACCTCTCTGAACGTTATTATGAAGGAGAACCCATAAATCCTTCATTTATCTCACTTGAACCAATTCTTGATTAATTATGGCAAAAGTCAAAAAGTCTATGATGGGCACTCAGTTCATCGAGTCTACCCCGAAAAAAACTCGTCAGGGAAGCGGACAGCATACCAAATACGCCGCGACATCTCGGAACTCTAAGCCAAAACGTTATCGTGGACAAGGGCGCTGATTAAATAGTAATAGTTAAGATCTATTGCTATGGCAGCGTTAATCTGTAATCTTCCTGCTGTTGAGGTTTGGGTACGTAAAGAATATCTTACCGACCATCAATTTGGTCATGGTGAATTTGTTAAGGGCGTCTGGGTATCGTGTAAATCGATGCCTGGGCGTGCTTTTTATTTTGAGACATATTTACCAGAGTATGCGGCAATGTATGATAAGTTGCCTATCAGCGCGTTTCTCTCGGAGCCAGAACTTCCTGATCCTGATATGGATCTCCCAAATCTACAGTTTTGGAACTGTATGGACTATGGGGTTGTATCGATTCAAAAACAATTCATTGGATCTATGGATTTTGAACTATATACTAGGGATCATGGCATACAAAAAGGCACATATATCTGTACAATAGACAATTATCATCAAGATCCAGACGTTATTGACTACGCAACAAGCGAAAATCCCGCTGAACACAAGTCGCATAACCTAATTGAGTTGAATAATGGTCAATATGCACTCTATCCAAACAACAGAATGCGTATTTTTGACAATAGTTTGACTCCTGTTGAACCAAAAATGCCAGATTTCAAGGTTTCTACGGAATTTTACTCAGTCGAGAATGGTTTTGAGCGTCTTGGTATGGGTAGAGAAGACGAATATTTTTGGAAAACAGCAAAAGAACGCGAAAACGAAGAAACTCAGGGATAGTAACCCCTCTAAAAGTTCCAATTTTAACCTAAGGAGCAAAAAATGGGCAATTATCACAAGGTCGATAAGGGAGAATTCTTCATTGAAGAGGGAATGACCCTAATTACAGAGGTTGATAGCGACAAATATCTTGCTTTGGCAGAAAAAAGACGCCGTGCGAAGCAAAAAGAAGAACTTTATCAGATTCCAGAGGATCGTTTAGAGCGTCCTTGTGGTGGAGCAGGTGGATTTGACGATTTTGTCGAAAGATTTGAAGAGTGAAGTCGAGTAAAAGTGTACTAAATAACTGAAAAGTACGCTTTTCTCTAAATATCATGCCATTAGAGCGAGTTAGTCGCAGATTTAAAGATATAAGTCTCACGTTGAAGAGAAATCCTTTGACGAGAGACTTAATTGCTTTACAAAATGAGTATGCTATATCCCGTGCAGTACAAAATCTTGTGCTTACTATACAGGGAGAGAAGTTTTTTGACCCAGATTTTGGGTGTGCTGTAAATAGATTGTTATTTGAGAACATTGACTTCTTCACTGCAAGAGCATTGAAGGATGAAATCGAATCAGTAATTAAAGTAAATGAGCCAAGAGTGAATTTGACGGAGGTAGTTGTAACTCCAAACTATGATGATGGTCAAATGGACGTTACCATTAAGTATCTCATTATAGGAATTGATGCGACAGCACAGCAGTTACAGTTCGTATTACTACCAACACGATAAATGTCATTAGTCAACGTCTCATCTCTAGATTTTGAAGAAATCAAAGAGTCAATAAAAAGTTACCTGAGAGCAGATGGTACTTTTACTGACTATGACTTTGAAGGATCTAACTTCAGTGTGTTGTTAGACACTTTGGCATATAACACGTATATTAGTTCCTACAACGCTAATATGCTGACCAATGAGGTGTTCCTTGATGGAGCAACCTTAAGAGAGAACGTAGTGTCTCTTGCAAGAAATCTTGGATATATCCCTAGATCGGTTACTTCTGCGAGAGCAGTAATTAGTTTTTATCTTGATCTCACCAGTTTTGCCACAAACCCAGTATCGGTAACTCTTAAGAAGGGTATTGTTGCAACTTCTTCAGTAAATTACTCTGGAAAGAACTATGTGTTCACCATTCCAGAAGATATTACTGTTCCTGTAAGTTCAGATACTGCGATTTTTGATGAAGTTACCATTTATGAAGGTGCATATGTTCAAAACACCTTTACAGTAGATGCAAATAATAAAAATCAAAGGTTTATTCTTCAAAATCCACGAATTGATACTGAATTAATTCGAGTTGAAGTAAGAGAGAGTAGAAATAGTAATGTAACTAGAGTTTATAAAAAGTCTGATAATTTAACGACCACAAAGGCAACAGATGATGTCTTTTTCCTCAATGAAATTGCTGATTCTAGATATGAACTGGTCTTTGGTGATGGTAGTTTTGGCAGTAAGCTTCAAAATGGTAATTACATCGTAGTAACCTATATTGTTACTAATGGTGAGCGTGCAAACGGCATTAATAAGTTCTCATTTACTGGTAGATTTATCGATAACAATGGATCACCCATAAAGATCACTTCACCCCTCGTAGAGACGATCCAGAGCACCGCATACGGCGCTCCTATAGAGAGTGTGGAGTCAGTTAAGAAGCTTGCTCCTAGGGTATATGCATCACAAAACAGAGCAGTTACTGCTAATGACTATGAAGCACTAATTCCTCAAATATATCCAGAAGCAGAGTCAGTATCTGTGTTTGGTGGAGAGGAATTAACTCCACCAAAATATGGCAAAGTCTTCATCACGGTAAAACCACAAAATGGTTCATATTTACCTAACATTGTTAAAGATAATATTAAAACTCTTCTGAGAAGATATGCCGTAGCAGGAATTATTCCAGAATTTATCGATCTCAAATATCTGTATATTGAATATTATACCAACGTTTATTATAACCAGAACCTTGGTAATGCTGAAGGAATTAAATCTGCAGTATCTAAAAATCTCGAAAAGTACGCTGCTTCTGATGAGTTAAATAGATACGGTTCAAGGTTTAGATATAGTAAGTTCTTGAAACTAATTGACGACACATCTGTTGCAATTACTTCTAACATCACCTCCATTGCAATTAGAAGAGATGTAAAACTTACATTAAATGTGTTTAGTGAGAATGAAATTTGCTTCGGCAACAAAATACACATTAAGAACCAAACTGGATACAACTTCAAAACCAGTGGAGTTCAAATTGAAGGTATAACTGGAACAGTTTACTTTAGCGATACTCCAAGTTCAGATGGAATGACTGGAAATGTATTTGCATTTAAGTTAAATGCTTCTTCGCAACCCATCATTGTCAGGCAAAACGTTGGAATTATTGATTATGAAAAGGGTGAAATTAAGTTGAATGCCCTTAACTTTACAAATACATCGAAATTGAAGTTTGGCGACAATATTATGGAAGTATCCATAATTCCAAGATCAAATGACATCATTGGTCTCCAAGATTTGTATCTACAACTCGATACAACTACTTCGGAAGTAACAATGGTCTCTGATGTTATCTCTTCTGGAGCAGACCTCTCAGGATCTCAATACATAGTATCATCTAGCTACTTAAACGGCGCATACGTAAGGTTATAAAGATATGCAAAATAGAGTTCAAATCAAGAATCTCGTTCAGGACCAAGTTCCTCAGTACGTTAGAGATCAGTATCCAGAATTCGTTGAGTTTTTAGTAGATTACTATAGAACTCTTGAAGATCCTGGTGGTCCACTTGATATTGTCAATAATATTGATAATTATACTGCACTTGAGCAGTTAGCAGAACTCGTATATAAAACAGATTCAACAGAATCTGTTGGATATAGTACTGATATTGTTAGGGTAACTGATACTTACGGATTTCCAGAAAAAAATGGTCTAATTAAAATTAATAGTGAGCTGATTCACTATAAATCTAAAACACCTACTAGTTTTAATGGTTGTTCTAGAGGGTTCTCTGGAATTACTTCATATTATTCATCAGAATCAATCCCTCCTGACTTTGAGAGGAGTTTAGTTGGTATTCATAGTAGTGGTGTAGATGTATTCAATTTGAATGCATTATTTTTAACAGAGTTATACCGAAAGTATAAGAGACAGTATGCTCCTGGATTTGATGACATTCAATTCTTTGAGGCAATTAATGAAAAAGTTGCTGTTGCAAGAATAAAGGACTTTTATGCAGCAAAAGGTGCAAACTCTTCGTTTGAAGTTTTATTTAAGTTATTATATGGTGTTGATGTTGATGTTATCAAACCTAGAGACTTCCTTATTCAACCATCTGATGCTGATTATAGAATCACCAGAGACCTGGTTGTAGAGAGACTTATTGGTGATCCAGAAGAATTAGTAAACAGAACTCTTTATCAAGATCCAACTGATAAAATTCAAAAAGCAGCGGGTACAATCACCGACGTTGAGAAGATTTTTAGAGATGGTGAAGAATATTACAGACTTAGTTTAGATTATAACCCAGAATTAGAGACTTTTGTATTTACAGTACACCCGAAAACAAGAGTAACAAATCCAGTTTCTATTGGTCAAACTTATATTGACGTAGATTCAACTCTTAGTTTTGATAATGA